AGATGTTTATAGTATTACCCTTGCAATGATGCATACATTTATTAAAGGATTAATCGAAACCGAAGAAGATTATGAAAGTGCAGCTATTGTTATGGAAATAAAAAAAAAGGTGGAATCAGAAGTAGCTGAAAGTATAGAAACAGCTGATGATTTATATGACTTTCAATTAACAAATGATTATTACAATCAGCAATTATATAAAATAACAAAATAAAAACACAGAAACAAAAATGGATAAAATTAATACAACGTCTAAAAGACACCCTAGAGAAGTAGAATTAGCAAATAGAATAGAAAATTGCGAATTAATGATTAAAGCAGGATATTCCGCTGATATAACCAACGGAGTAGTTTATGGTATTAGAAATAAGGAACGAATTATAAGCTACCCTATCAAGTCGGGTTACATTCAAATATCAGCACAAGTTGGTGATAAAGTAATTAGAATATATGCTCATCATTTTATTTATTATTATGCCAATGGTGATATGGTAAATGAGATTGACCACATTGATAATAATAAAGCCAATAATAAAATCAGCAATTTAAGAAATTGTACACACAGAGAGAATATGCGCAATAGACCTTGTGTACCTAACAAAAGAGGCAAGTATATTGCTTTATTATTCATTGGTGGTAAAAATCATTATATCGGTTCTTTTGATACTGCATTTGAAAAACAAAGAGCGATAACTGTTGCTCTTTTAGAATATAAACAAACGGGTAAGATAATAAATTCATTAGTAAGAAAAAACAAAAAATAATATGGTAGGGAAAGATTTACAAGATTTGATTAAAGAAACTATTGCTGATAAAATCAAGAATGAAGATATTAATAGATATTTAAAGGTAGATTCAAGCAATGACACAATTAAAGTAGAAATGCAAATTGGCTTTCTATTTTCAATAAGAGATTTACAATTACGATTAGCTTTTAAAAAAATACAAACAGATGATGAAAATTAAAGAAATAAAAAAAATGAGATTTGAATTAAAGGTTAGTGTTGATACATTAATCGATGAAGCAACAGATAAAGTTATAAGTGCAAATGAATTATTAATACATAAAATTAGAGAAGATATTGTAGAATACCAACAACAACATAATTTTTTAATTGATATTGATAGTGAGATAAAAATTAATTTTTATGGTAATGATGGCTTATCCGAATATACTTGTAGTTTAAATGCTATCGAAGTGATAAATAATATCAACATAAATAAAATAGGTTAAGTATGGAAAACCCAACGATTAAGAATATTATCATAAATAGGTTAATAATAGAATTAACAAGAGATATGCAGGAAAATTTATATAACCAATTAAATGCAACTATTGATGATGATATTGAATTTAAAGATATTACAGAAGCAGTTAGATTTAAACTAAATAAAGATTATTTAATACCCGCAGATGTTATAAAAGGGTGGTTAATTACGAAAGATATTAACTTATTTTAATTAATGAAGCCTATTAAATATACTAACATGAGTCAAATTAAAGGCATTACCAATTTACAACAGTTGGTAATGTTTGACTCCATCATAAGAAAAACGTGTAAACGAGTAATTAATCCTATTGATTATGATGATATAGTAAATGAAATGTATATTAAAATAAATTTATATTTTGAACGAAATATTATAATATCGGGTGGTTATGTTTTTTTAACTATGAAGACAATCAATTTAAATTTAATAAAAGCTAATAATAGAAATGATTACATTGAAATAACTGAAAATATTGAACGAGTTATCGATGATTATAATGAATATTATTATGAAGAAATAGATGATAAATTGGATGAAATAACTGAATTTTTATCAGAATTTTTGGATAAAGACCAAATTTATCTGTATCAATATTATAAGTTAAATGGATTAAAAACAACAGCTATTTTTTTTAAGAAATCAGATTCAAGTATAAAATATAAAATTAAAAAGATATTTCAAAAAATAAAGGAACATGGAGGTTTAGAACAATTTAATGATAAAAAGACTAACAAAGGTTAGTCTTTATGTTTTTATAGTAAAACATAAAATTATGAAAATAACTTCAATGCATTATGAATTTTGTGATATTTATTTAAAAAATGGTGGTAATGCAGCCTACGCTTATAAAGAAGTCTATCCAACTTGTAGTAATGTTACTGCAAGGGTTAATGGTTATAAATTATTACAAACAGAAGAATTAAAAGATTATATTAAAATGAAAAGACAAGAATCAATGGAAAAGCATAATATCACAAAAGATGAAATATTATCAGTTGTTATGGGTATTATGACCGATGAAGATAGTAAAACAACCGATAGGTTGAAAGCTTCTGAAATTCTATTAAAAGCTTTAGGTCTAAATATGCCAGAAAAAACTGAATTAAGTGGTGGTATTGAGAATAAGGTTATAAAAGTTAAATACAAAAAAGAAAGTGATTAATATGGAAATCGAATTTGATTATGAACTATTCAACCCCGTTTATTTTGAACTACAAGACTTATTAAATGATAGTAGTGTACGTTATATATGGTGTTATGGTGGTAGTTCAAGTAGTAAATCATATTCAATCGCACAAGCCACTTTAGTAAATATGTTAATTTATGAAGATTATAATACAATGGTATTTAGAAAATTCCTTTCAGATATTAAGTCTTCAATTTATTCCGATTTTAAAAATATTATAAATGATTGGAATTTAGGTCATTTATTTGAATTACAACAAAACTTTATTAAATGTTTAGTTACAGATAATTACATTACTTTCAAGGGATTAGATTCGGATGAAAAGATTAAAGGTATAAGTGGTTTTAGGAAAATAGTTGTTGATGAGATAAATCAGATAGATTTACAAGATTACAAGCAATTAAGACTTAGATTACGTGGTAAAAAGAACCAACAGATAATAGGGTTATTTAATCCTATTTCTGAATTGCATTGGATAAAATCAGAAATATTCGATAAAGAAATATTAACAGATGTTGATAGTACTGTTCAACAAAAACAAATTAATACCAATGGTAATACTGTTATATTAAGAACTAATTATTTAGATAATAAATACATTGTCGGACCTTATTTTTATGATAAACATACGATAGAATCATTTGAAACTGATAAGAAAAATGATTGGGGTTATTATAATGTTTATGCGATGGGTAATTGGGGACGTTTGAGAACGGGTGGTGAATATCTAAAGAATTTTAGTACAAGTTATCACACTGGATTATTATCTTATGATAGTAATTTGCCTTTACATATCACATTTGACGAAAATGTTAACCCTTATGTTTCATGTACGGTATGGCAATTAAATGGTAATAATTTAAATCAGATAGATGAAGTTTTATTACCTGACCCTAGAAATACTCTTCAACATACTTGTAATGAATTTAAGAATAGATATAAAGGACATAATGCAGGGTTATTTGTTTATGGGGATGCAACTTCAAAAAAGCAAGATACAAAATTAGAAAAAGGAACAAACTTTTATACCTTAATACAAGCCTATTTAGAAGAGTTTAAACCACAATTACGTTTAAATAATATTAACCCTTCGGTTGTTATGAGTAAGTTATTCTTAGACGCTATTTATAACAATCAATATGATTTTAGAATAATGATTGATTCGAATAAATGTAAGAAAAGTATTTATGATTATCAATATGCTTTAGAGAATGCGGAAGGTGGTATTGATAAAAGAATGGTAACAAATAAATTAACGGGGATTAGGTATCAAGAATTTGGGCATTTAGTTGATGCTAAAAAGTACTTAGTAACTTATTTATTTAAGAGTGAATATCAGATATTTATTCAAGGTGGTAAGAAATTTGTACCTAGAATTGGTAAACGTATTCCAAAGTAACATTAAAGAATAAAATTTGTTTTTATAATAAAATATAAGTTATGAACTATTTAACACCAAATGATTTTAATTTAATAATACAAGATAACCAATTAGTACAATTGGTTGGTAATAATGGTAATCATAATATTGATTTAGCTGTTGAAATAGCATTAGCCGAAGTAAAAAGTTATTTAATACAAAAATATGATATTGATAATGAATATCTTAAAACAGGTACAACAAGAAGTTTACAAATAGTAATTTCAGTTGTTGATGTCGCTTTATTTATTTTACATAGTAGAATAGCACCAACTAATGTTCCAGAATTAAGACAAAAACGTTATGACCAAACTATAAATTGGTTAAAAATGTGCGCTAGAGGGCAGGTTACACCTGAATTAGCTGAAATAGATATTACACAAACGGGTGCGAGAATCCGTTTTGGTAGTGACCCAAAACAGCCTAACAAATATTAATTTTTAATATATGAATTTTAATTTCGATTTAACACAATTTGGTTTAGGGAGTTTCGTTAAACCAAGTAAAGATAAAAAAATTATAGTACCACCTATTCGTAGACAAACGAATAGAAAACAACAAACTACAAGTGAGTGGAGAGATGCTATTCTTCAAGCTGAACACCAATGGTATCCATATCGTACACGTATGATTGAATTATATCAAGATACGATATTAAATGCACAAGTTTGGTCTTGTATGGAACGTAGAAAAGACCTTACATTACTTAGAGATTGGCACATGGTAAAACCATCAGGTGTTGAAGATACTAAGGCTTATGACATATTGAATAAATTATGGTTTAAAAAATTCCTTAATTATTCATTAGATGCTGTATTTTATGGTTATACTATGATACAAATGGGTAGTATTATTGATAATGAATTCCCACATTTGCAAATAGCAAGACGTGAATTTGTATCACCTGATAAAAATATGATATTAGATTATCCTTCAACTCCCGCAGGTCAAGATATTACTGAACCTAAATATAAAAATTGGAATATCCTTATACAAACAATTAATAATGCTGGTGTATCTTCAACAGGTTACGGTTTATTATATCCAGTTGGTCTATTAGAAATACACCTTAGAAATCTATTAGGTTATAATGCTGACTTTTTAGAATTATTTACACAACCATTTAGATTAGGTAAAACTGATAAAACAACAGAAGAGGAAAGAGATTTTCTTGAAGAGTCATTATCACAATTTGGTAGTAATGGTTGGGCTTTATTAGATAAGGATGATAGTATTGAATTTTTAGATACAAAAGGTGGTAATAATTATCAAGCTTATACAGATTTAGAACATAGATTAGAACAAAAGATTAGTAAAATCATATTAGGACACGCTGATGCATTGGATAGCACCCCTGGTAAATTGGGTTCAGGTTCAAATGAAGATAATCCAGTAGCAGTAGCATTAAGAGATAAAAGAAACATAGATGCGGCTTTTATCGAAAATATTATCAACAATGAGTTAATTCCTCGTATGAATGCATTAGGTTTTAATATCAAATCAAAATTTGAATTTAAAAATGATGATGAAGAACGAGATGAAACTACATATATGGCTGAATTATCAGGTAAATTATCAATGGGTGGTTTACAAATGGGTGCTGAGTTTTTCACTGAAAAAACTAAAATACCTGTTAGAGAAATTTATCCTGATGTTAGTGGTGCAACTGATACAACAGTTGGTGGTAATGAACAAGGTAAAGTAGCAACTCCACCACCTGCTATACCACCATCGCATGATAATAGAAAGGTTAATAGCAAAAAATATACACAAGATGGCAAATAAATTTGATTTTAAAGAAATAAAAAATGCTATTAGAAAAGAAATAAAAACATTACCAAAAGAATTAGCGGAACAAGTAAAAGATGATGCTGTATTAAATTTTTATAAAGAAAGTTTTGATAATAAAGAATGGCAACCTCGTAAACAACCTGCTGAACATCCTTTAATGGTTGATACGGGTAATTTATTATCAGCAGTTAGAGATAGTGTTGATAAAGGTAGAAAACTTGGACCTTATATATATCAATTGAATATTGTAAATGATTATGGTTTATTTCATAATGAAGGAACACCTAAATTACCACAAAGACAATTTATTGGAATATATCCTGATTTAGAAAAAAAATTGGTTAAATACATTAATAATAAATTAGATAAACATTTTGAAATAAAATAATATGGATGCATTAATACAAGATTTAAAACAAAAATTAATTGATATTGGTAGTTTTAATTGGGTAGCTATATGGAATGGGCAAATTAATAAAATGCATGATGCGAAAGCATTTGCTATTCAAAATCCAAGTGCTTATATTCAAATAGAAACAAATGATTTTAAACAATTAGGAGAATCATATCAAGGAGTAGATTTACATATTGATATTCATATTATTAGTGAAGAATTAGATGCTGGTGATGGTGATATTGATAGTCAAATTTCAGTATTCAAATTACGTGATGATGTTGTTAAAACTTTTTCGTTATATAAAACAAATATGGGTGGTTTTATGGTTAAGATAAATGAAACACAAGATTATAATCATACTAATTTATATCATTACATTATTCAATATGTGATACATTATATTGATGATACCGCTAAACCACATAATATATTTACAATACCACCAACTAAAGTAATAATTAATAAAAATATAAATTAAATGGCTAGAACAACAAATCAAGTAATTAATGCTATTAAAACTGATATGGCAAATTATCCTGAACTTGCATCATTATTGGCAAACACTTCAACAAGAAGTATTTGGTATTTATTCATATTCACAATATCATCAGCTATTGTTATTTTGGAACAATTACAAGATGTCTTTAAAGCAACAATGGACACGAATATATCAAAAGCAGCTGCGGGTACGGCATTATGGTTACAAAATCAAGTATTTTTATTTCAATATTCAAGTACAATACCACAAATAGTAAAATTAGATACAACAACATTTGCACCTACTTATGATGTTGTTACACCTGCATTACAAATAGTAAAAAGATGTAGTGTTTCAACAAGTGTAGCAAATAATGTTAGTTTAAAAGTAGCTAAATTGAATGGAACAACATTAACGGCATTAACAAATCCTGAAGCAAGTTCATTACAAGGATATGTTAATACAATAGGAACAGCAGGTATTAATTATTTAGTTACAACAGCAAATGCAAATCAAATGTATTGGACAGCTCAAATCATATATGATGCCCAATATGCTGCAACAATAAAACAAAGTATATC